CTAGTTCAGGGCATCCAAGACGAAACCAGTCGTCATCGAGGTCGAGACGCGCCAGCCAACGATCTTGCGGGCGAAGACGTCGATGATGAAAGCCACGTAGACCATTCCTTGCCAGCTGGAAACATAGGTGAAGTCGCTGACCCAAAGCTGGTTCGGCATGTCCGCCACGAAGGCTCGGTTTACCTTATCGTCCGGGCAAGGTTGTGCCGTATCGGGGTTGGTGGTGATCACCTTCTTGCCCCGCACAACGCCTTGTAATCCCATGACCTGCATCAACCTCTCCACCGTGCAGCGGGCGATATCATGGCCGCTGCGGCGTAGCTGGTGCCAGACCTTGCGCGCGCCATATCGTCCCCCGCTGCCCTCGAAGGCCTGCTTGATCGCAGCCATGTCCAGCTGATCCTGCCTGGCCCGGTCCGATGCCAGATCCGGATCACGCTCCACGGCCTTGAAGGCGTAATAAGTCGATGGTGCGATCCCCAGAACCCGGCAGATCGGCCCGACACCATGGACACAACGGCGATCATCAATGAACGCGATCATTTGCGGAATGGGCGGTCGAGCTCCGCCGCTGCGAAATATGCGCTGGCCTTCTTCAGGATCTCATTGGCCTGGCGCAGTTCACGGACCTCACGCTCAAGTTCCTTGATCCGATCCTTCTCGGCACTTGTCAGACCGGCCCGCTGCCCGGCATCGCGTTCGGCCTGCTGACACCAGACCCGCAGACTGTCCGGCGAACAGCCAAGCTTCGGCGCGATGGCCTTATAGGCGGCCGTATCGCTGGAATAATCGGCACGGTTCTCTCGAAACATCCGAACACCGCGTTCGCGAAGCTCGGCCGGATAGGCGGGGGTGAATCTCTGCTTTGTCATAGGGCTCATCCTTTGAGTGTTTTACTCTCCGGTAAACCCGGGGCGGTTCAGGTCCGCGACCCGGCCGCAACGATCCATGTTCCTGCGGTTCGGGCCGCAAATACAAGCACTGTTGCGGCCGCAACTGAAAGCCACGGGTCAACGTCATGGGCGCCACCCACACAGACGCGCGCCAATCTCATTATGGGCGAGGATCTGGGCTTTGGTGTTTTCCGACAACACGTCGGCGCGCGCAGGGCGAATTGGCTGAGCCCAATCGCAATCCTCATGCAGGAAACGCCGATCAATCCCGCATCCAGCGGTCAAGGCGGCGATCGAGATCATCAGGATCAGAGGTTTCAACTTCATGACGGATATCCCTCGAAGTGGTGAGCCCGCGAATGCTGGCCTCGGCGCGACGGATCGCATAGGCGGCCTTGCCTGCCGCCCTGCCCCGACGCCACATGATTGCCAGCGCCGCGATCAACGCCAGACCGAGGCTGAACCAAAGAGCCACCCGTCGCGACAGCCCCGCCAGCATGCTGGTGATCAACCCCATCATGTTCACATCGTCCTTCCGCGACGGTGATCCTCAATCCGGGCATGGCGGGCATGCACGGCGCAAATGATCACAACGACGAAGCAAAGCAGGCCAATCCATGGCGCCAGTCCTGACAGCCGATCGTTCAAACTGAGCAGATCGATAAACCGCGCCACACCGTCCTGCGCTGCTTCGGCGTCTGGCAGGATCGGTGCGGCCTGGGCTGTCACGGTTCCAACGACACCAAAAAGCCCGACACCGATCTGGGCGTCACTGGCAGCAACAATGCGACTACGCTTTGGCATGCCGGCTGCACGCTCCGGCGCGACAGGTCGCGGCTCTGCTGCTACCAGGGCCTCTTCCAGAGCAACATCGATGATCGGGACCAGCGGCAATGCATGATCATCTCGGAAGGCCAGGATCGCGCCCCGCGTTCGTGGTCCGAGCAGGCCGTCGGCAACGCCAACCTCATGATAACCGAGGTCCTTCAAACGCTTCTGCACCTGGCGCACGGACAGGCGCGTAGCCGGCGATACGTGTCCTGCTCGACGAATTCCAAGCAGCTTCGATACAGGATAGCGCCTGACATTGACCGCATCCCCCTGGTTGCCGCCCAGCCCCCAGACCCAGCCGCCTTCGATCCGATCGACAAAGAAGACGTGACCCTGCCAACTGGACGATCCACGCGGGATAATGCCAATGTCGCCGGGTTGCGAATCAGCGATGTCGACCGGCACGCCCCAATCCAGATAAGAGCGCGCGGTCAGTTTGCGCGTCGAGCGGATCCCGGCCTGTTCCAGGCAGTGGCCGACAAAGGCGGCACACCAGGCCACGCTGTCATGTTCCACCCAATCGTGGCCCACAGAGGCGTACATCTCCATGATGACTGGGTTGTTCTCCGGGCCCGGGCCTTCTGTGGTGCCGATATAGGTCTGTGCAATCTCATAGGGGGTCATGTGGTGGTCCTTCCGCATGCAAAAAGCCGCCCCAAAGGGCGGCCATGTGATCTGTGATGATTTTGGTAAAGTGTGCCTGCGCGGGATGGGTTTACGTTTTCACGTCGGTTTTACCGCCCACCTGCCTTTTGGCTTGGTAAACCCAGTCATCCACAGCAGATGCCGCAGATGGCCCAATGCCGATCAGACCGGCCAATTGCACCTCGAAGAGTCCACTGACGTTTTCGGGATCGGCCCATGATCCGCCATGCGCCAAGACCATGGCGCGAATGGCACCCACAGGTTCAGGTGAGTGCATCACCTCTGCCAGGATGTCTGCGATATCCGTCATTGGGGGCACCTCTGTCCACAGGCTCATGGCAGTCCACATGGGCTTGATCTCATCCGCATCAAGAGGCCGCTGCCCAATGATCAAAATCATAGCCCTTCCTCAGCGTTTTCGGTCAGGTGCGCTGTCGGAGAACCGCTCGAGGAGGAATTCGTAGAGCCGGTCGATCTTGCCCTCGATGCCGTCGAAGCGTTTGACGATGGCGGGTTGGTCAATCTTGGCGACCTCGATTTCGAGGGCGACCACCCGGCCGCGGATGTCGTGGACATCCTCCTTGATACGCTCGATATCCTGCTCGGTGCTGTGGCTTGCAGGACGGATCACCTGCCACAGCTTGACGATGGCCAGCAAGGCGCCGGCGACACCGCCCAGCCCGATAATGAAGTAGACGAGTGACGGAATGGTGGCGACCCAATCTTGCTGCATGACGATGCCTCTGTGTCAGTTCAAAATGGCCCGGTTGCGTCCGGGTCAGCATTTGGAGGTGTCCGATCTGGCGCAACAGGAGCCACATCATCTTCCCGCGCATCGGCGCCGGCGCCCTGCTGGGGCTGCTTGAGCTCGAGCGCGGTCACAAAGCCACCCGCGCGGGTATAGCTGTGGGTCACCGTCTCGATGCGATAGGCGCCATCCACCCCGGGCCGGGTGCCGGTGACAAGACAGAGCCCGTCAGGGATGGCGCGGGTATTGCCTTCGATGGTGACCGTGCCCTCACCGGCATCGCGCTCACTGGTGGCCTTGTCACTGTCGGTCTGCTGATCGGTTTCGAGCAACCAGGGCTTGGCAAAGCGCGCAGCATGGAGCGCCCGGACGTCGAGACCGACGGGCTTGTCGAGATACCGCCAGTCGGCGGCGATCATGTCATACCAGCGGCCGCGGGTGATATTGAACTGCGGCCGTCCCAGCTGCGGGGCAATGTCCCAACTGTGCAGGGTGTCGCCCCAGCGGGCCAGAACAAAGGCCTGATAATTGCCATTGCGCTTGGAGAGGATGGCGCGGTCGCCCACGATCCTGAAGTTGCCACCGACCTCTCGGGCCAGACGCTCGCCGATGGCCACGAAGCTTTCATCACTGGCGGCAAAGTAAACGCGGCGCAGCAGGCGCAGGTCCGGGTCGACCTCGACGGTCGGGATGCCGGCAAAGGCCGCGGCATCGCGCAGGATGGTCTCGATGGGCGCATTGTCCCAGTGGCGCTGTTGGCCCTCCTTAGCGGGTCCTGTGGTGTCCATCCCCTTGGCCGAGATCATGATCCGCCGGCCACCGCCGCGGCTGCCCGAGGATTTGACCTCATCCACGGTGCCGCGAAAGACCACGCGCATCCCCTCGTCCTCCCAGCCAAGTGCGATCTCTACGGCCGCGCCTTTCCGAGGCAGCACGATCCGGGCGTCGGTGTCGTCGATTTCAAGCTCGGCGCTGTCGGTATGGGTGCCCACCTTGTCGGAGACCCGCAGGCCGATCAGCACCGGCAGCAGGATGGTGGTGATATTGGTGCCGGCCACCGTCACGTTGAACACCGCACGCTTGCCCATGATGATCCTTTCCTACCAGAGCGTGATCGGGTCCAGGACCTGCTGCGCCCGTGGGATTGGAATGGGCATCTCAAAGGTGACGCCCACCGGCAGGGTCTGGCCGTACTCAGCCAGGCCGGGGTTGATGTAGTAAATCTCCTCGACCAGCCTCGGCATCTGCCGGTGGAACCGGCGCCAGACGATCAGGGAGACGGTCAAGCTGTCGCCTTCGACGGTCACGGTTTCGGTCATGGTGGTCATCGGGTTGCCCAGAGGAATATGTCCGCCAGCAGCGAGAAGAAGCTGCCCGAGGATGGCGCATCGCAGCGTTTGACGGTGATATCGACATCAATCACCTTGCCGACGCCTTTCGGGTCGAGATAGGTGGCGCGTTCTTTCACATCGAGAATGACCACCCAGCCCATCACGGCGCCGTCTCCACGCATCAGGTATTGCGGCCGGCCCGAGGCCCGGGCCTGATAGAGTGTCTGCAAATGGCCAAGCCCGCCGAACGTTTCGGGATAGAGCTTGGCCTTGATGCCCCAGCTTTCCGGGCCCTCCCCCACGAACTCCAAAGGTGGACGGACCCCGAGGACCGGCTTTTCGGCAAAGCCTGCCGTGTGGTCATGGCCATAGGTGTTCGTGTTGAAGGGGATCACCTCGAACTGCACCGGGCCCAGCATCATCAGCATCACGCAAACCTCATGCTTGTATCCGCGAACACGCCCCGGAAGGTCTCACGCACCTGATCGCGCATTGCCGCAGTGATCGCTTGCGAGAGCGCCGCGGGGTCGACCCGCTCGGTTGTCGTGATCGAGGGGCTCACGGTGATTTGGCCGACATGGACCTGGATGGTGACATCCTTCTGTTCACTGGGTGCGGCGCTTGCCTCATCCGGCGAGGTTTGTGTTGCCGGCTGCAGGTCAGGAGTGTCGGGCGCAAATGGGACAGCCGCCTGAGTCTCCGGCATGTCTGCCGCGCCCGGTTTGACAACCCTTTGCGTCGGCACGATCAGCTGCGGACCAGCACCCTGCGTGGATGCAGCCACCGCCGGGATTTGACTGATGGCGCGCACCAGTCCTGCCACCGCCTCAAACGTATTCACAAAGCCCGCGCGCGACGGGGTGATCAGTTCTGGACCTTGTTCACCGACCAGATAAGTGCCCTTCCGGTCAATGGGGCCACCTTTTGCACGGGCGCCATCCACATCGGGTGTGGCAGGAGCCGGTGTGCTTGCCCCTTGATCCGCAGCGCGGAGTTCAGCCCGCAACTGTTTCACCCGGTCCAGCGCCCGGTCGATCGAGGCAGTGCTGATTTCTGGCTCGGCTTCGGTTTCCCCGAGGACACGAAGCGCCTCGGTGACCTCGTTCGCGCGCTGCCGACCGGTTTCTAGATCAACCTCGACGGCAGCCAATTCCTCCTGCAATTGCCGTAGGTCGCGCTGTAGCGGCACGGCGAGAGTATCGCCCATCGGGCCGTTCTGATCGATCTGATCGATCTGCGCCTGTACGCTGGCCATTTCCTCGCGGAGCTGACCCGCGTAATCGGACAGGTCGTTGAGGTGTTCCGGCGTCGGGAGGTCGCCCGCCTCGCGCGCCGCCATCAGCGTTTTCGCGGCAGCCCGCTGGTCACCATCAAGGGCCCCGAGCTCAGCTTGCGAAGGCGGCGGTGCGGCCGGCAGGGTTGCTGGTTCTGTTGCTGGTCCAGCTGCCGGCCCTGCCGCCTCTTCCTCGCCCATCATCCATTTCAGCCAGCGCGGCGGCTCGCCGAAGGTTATCAGGCTCGACAGATCGATGCTGCCGATCGCGTCAATGATGCGCCCCGGGATACCACCGACCCACGCGATAAAAGCGTTGAACCGCTCGGTGGCTCCGTCCCAGATCGACTGGATGATGTCACAGCCCGCCGCGACAAGATCGGCACCCACTTTGGCCAGCCCAGCCGGGATGCCCGCAAACCAGTCGATGATGTTCTGGGTCACCTCCCGCGCGCGCTCGGTGATCTGTGCAATGTCCTCCTCGGAGAGCGTCTCCTTGGTGAACACCGTCGAGAGCATTTCACGGACGCCGGACAGCTTTTCGGAGACCCAGTCCCACGCTTTACCAAACCCATCGGTTAGCGGGGTCAGGACAGACAGCTTTTCGCCAAGCCAATCGAGCTGCGGGCGAAGCCTGTCCGCAATGGCCTGGCCCACACCAGACAGGATTGCTTTGATTCGATCCCAATATTTCCAGATGGTCACCCCAGCTGCAGCCACGGCAGCGGCAGTCACCGCAAACGCGCCCCAGACCGGGGCCGAGATCGTTGCCACGGCTGCACCGATGGCTGCAATCCCGGAGGACAACGCGCCAACACCCGGGAAAGCCAGCGCAATGCCACTCAGCCCGGCACGCAGCCGCCCCAGCGTACCCAACGGCCGTCCGGACATCGCAGCCAGCGCAGATTGTAGCCCGATCATGTTGGTGGCCGCCGCGCGCGCCCCGATCGCAGCCCGGCCGATGGTGTTGTATCCCGCCGCGATCAGCGACAAGACGCCACCGCGTCCCAGAAGCCCGGCGAAGCGCAGACCGGCCATCGTCGCCTTGAACCCGATCACAGCTGCGGTCGCAGCCACCACGGCCAATGTGACATTGGGATACGCCCCGGCCAGGTCAGCCAGCTTTGTCAAAAGCGGCGCAATCGTCTCGCCCAACCGCGTCAGCGCCGGAATCAGGGCATTGCCAATATTGACCTTGAGCTCAAACAGCCGGTTCGACAGCGTCTGCATATTGGACTGGAACGTGTTGTTCCGCGCCTCGAACTCCGCAAAGGAAGACCCAGCATAGTTTGCCTCATCGGCCACCATGCCGAGCGTGTCCTGCACAAGGTCCAGATTGGTCAGTAGAGGCCCGAGCGCACGGGCCTCGTTGCCAAAGAGCTGACTGGAAATGGCCGCCTGCTGTTCCTTCGGCAGCTGGCTGATCCGCCGTAGGACGTCGATCGTGGTCCCGACCGCATCCTCCTGCATCTTCTTGGCCACCGCTTCCGCGTCGAGCCCCAGCTCCTTGAAGGCCCCGCGCTGGGATTTTGTCGCTGCCGTGCCCTTGGTGAGGGCCGCGCCCATATTGCGGAACGATGTCGCCGCCACATCGGACTGTGCCCCCGCTGCCAGCATCGCCGAGGCAAAGGCCGAGGTCTGCTCGGCGGTGAAGCCGAACATCGTCGCCTGCGCACCAACCCGCGAGACAACGTCGAGGATATCCGCAGCACTCGAGGCTTGGCTGTTCGACAGGTGGTTCATCGCATCCGCCAGCGACACCGTCTCGTCGATGGTTAGACCCAGCGCGGTCATCAGGTTGGCCATCGACCCGCCTGCCTGCGCGGCGCTGATGTCAAAGGCCACACCGATTTTGGACGCCGCCTCTGTAAAGCGGATCAGGTCATCGCCTGCGATGCCTGCCTGACCCGCCGCAGCCGCGATCTCCGCAAGCCCGGTCACCGCGATGGGGATGTCCCGCGAGAGATTGAACAGATCCTGCTGGAACTGCTGGAACGCCTCAGGGGTCGGGAAGTCGACGACCTTGCGGACATCGGCCATCGCGCTTTCCAACTCCGCCGCAGCCTCAACCGGGCCACCGATGGCCTGCTTGAGCGCATAGAAACCCGCAACCGCATCGACCAGACCACCCCGGGCGTGCTCCAGCGCGCGGTTGTTACGGGTCACCGCCGCATTCAGCCGGTCGCCAAAGGTGATGGGCTGGCCGTTGGCTTCCTGCACAGTGTTGGAGATGCCGGCCAGCGCATTGGCCGCGCGCCGTGCGGGGCTGGTCACCTTGTCGAGCAGCTCGATGACGAGCTGGGATGTGAGCTGTGTCATGGATCATGCCTTCAGGCGCGCGCGGAACAAGTGCCCCAGCGTTGCGTCATCTTCTTTTCGCATCACGCCCAAGACGCCTTGCCTCGGCGTGCCACAGCACGACGTCTGACCAGTCCATGTCGTCAAAGGCCGTGATGGGTGTGTTCAGCCAATGGGCTGTTTCCGCTATGACGGCACGCCACTGCCGCGCCCCTTGGCCTGCGGGAAAAAATCCGCGATCACCTCGGAGATCGTGGTGAAGTCGTCAGCATCGAGCTCTTCTATCGCATCGACCGGCAAACCCGTCAGAGTGGCAGCCAGGACAATGCCCTGATCCAATGGGTCTGTCACACCGTCCAGTGCGGTGTTCATGCGTTTCAGGTCTTTGACCTTGGGTTTGGTGATGCGGAGCTCGGTGATCTCCCGGCCCTCGAACGTCACCGGTGAAACAAGCGGAACTGTTTTAAATTTAGCTTCAGTCATGGTTCACTCAGAATCCATTGGGGATGCGCAGGATCGCGCGCTCATCTGCATTCTGGGAGATGCCATTCACCCGCCAGTCGGTGGTGAAGAAGTCCCAGTAGTATTTCTCGGCGCCCTCGAAGTAGAGTTCGTAATGCAGGATTTCGCTGATGGCGTAATCAAAGCCCTGCATCTCGCCGCGCTGGAAGGCCTCCGGGTTGGCCGTGCCCAGACGCCCCTCGATCACCGCCTTGGCCTCGATGGCCACGCCATTGCGCTTGTCGCGCACCGAGCCATAGGCGGTGTATTTCTTGCGCGCGGTGGCGCCCAAGCCAAACTGCACCAGCACATCCGGGTCCCATCCCGCCAGTTTGAAGCTGGCTTCGAGTTTCTGGATGCCGAGCGCCACCTCGATCTGCACGCGCGAGCCGCCGGGATTGTGGTCCTGGGTGATTTCCTGCAGGTTCGGCAGTTGCAACTCGGTCAGCGTCAGGTGCTTCGAGGCCGAAGGGTCCTCGTCACCGCAAAACAGGTTTGCGGCCTCCATGATGTAGATATTGCTCATCAGAGCGTCTCCTGGATTTTGGGCAGGTCACCCAGTCCTTGATGCGGTGGGTTCAGCCGGTGATCGTGCCGACCTGCGCCAGCAGATCGTCAAGCAGCGCATCCAGCGCCGGGCGGTAGCGGGCGGATTGGACGCCGAGATACCTCAGCACCGGAGCCTCCTCGGCCGCGAAGGTGACGGTGAAGCGTCCCTGCCGCAGTTCCTCGGGGCTGTTCTGATCGCGTGTGAACTTGATCTCGAAGCCCAGTATGTCGCCATCGGCCTTGAGGTTGCGCAGGCCGGTTTCCATTGTGTTTAGAATCGCCTGAATGGTCTGGCCGGTGATGTTGAACCGCCCGAGATAAAACCGCAGGGTGCGCAGCAACATCAGGTGGATGAAGTCGCGCCCTCGGGTGACGTTATAGAACCGCCAGAGATCATCCTCGCCTGCGTTATCCGTGCCCACGAAGATATAGCCGCCCTGACCGATGGCGCTTTCCACCCCCATCTCACCGCGCAGGAGCACGCCGATATTGGCCGCCAGCAGGCGCTGGCCTTCGGTCGCACCGTCGGTGAGCGAGAAATTGATCGGACGCGACGGTCCCACGATGCCCTGCACCGGCTGGTTGGCCCAGCTGTGGAAGGGGCGGCCCTGCTTTTCGTGATCTCGGCGCACACCGATGCCGATCACGGCCGGAGAGAGCGGCTGGACCACGGTGGCGCCGTCGTCGAGCACCTTGACCGCCGGGTCGACCGGGATGATCCGGTCAGAGCTGATGGTCTCCCGCCAGTCAATTGCATCCTGCTCGGTTGTTGCCGGGCCGTCCACGACCGCGTGGGCCAGGAGCTTCGCGCAGATCGCCGGCAGGGCTGCGCAGACTGCGTTGGCGTCGGGCGCGGTGCGCTGCGAGGTGAAGCCCGGGGCGCACAGGAGACGCGGGATCACACCCAGCTCAGGGCCCGCGTTGACCAGCGCGCTCAGACCGGTCGACACGCCGTCGCCGACGACGTTCGCGAGCGTCGCATCGACGTCCGCGCCTTCTTCGACCCGGACCACGACCACCTTCGCTGCGACTTGGAACTCGCCCAGCTGGGTGTTGATCAGGGTGACGGCGTCCTGCAGCGTGCCGGTCGCGCCGAGCGCCGTCAGCTTCGTGACGTCGTCGGAATACATGAACACCGGCCTGTCCACAGGGAACACGCCCGCATCGGCGTCAGGTGCGGTGCCAACAATGCCCACAATGGACATATCACTCCACACAGGGGGGCGCGGCTCAGTGTCGATCCGCGTGATCGAAATCCCGAAGGTCGGGTCAGACATGGGAACTGTCTCCTTGCAAAAAAGAAACCCCCGTCAGCCAAGCTGCGGGGGTATTAAGGGTGTCGTAACGTACTGCCGAGAGTGTCAGAACGTCAGCGCTGGGGTTGTGATATCGAGATCGGCCCTGGCCTCAGATTGGATCAGAACCTCGAGAACCAGCGCGGGGCCAGCGGAGGCGGATGGTTCGCCAAAGAATTTCATCGAGCGGACAAACCCGCCCGCGCCATCCGCGACGATGTCACTGACCTGCACATCGCGCACCTGATCGAGAGCGATCTTCTGCGAGACCGTGGTGATGGTCGATTTTGCCATGGCGCCTCCTACGGCCAATGCCGGTCGTCGTCATAATCGGTGGGCAGCGGGTCCATCGCCTCAAGATCGTCAGACGCCGCACGGATCGCGGAAACCCGCGCCCAGATCGCCTCGCCGTCCTCCCATGCCGCGTGATCATCTGCGGTCCAATGGGTCTCGCCCCTCTTCGCAAGTTGCGCGGCTTGAGCCAGCAGGTTGCGCTGTTTCCATTCCGGCACGATGGCAAGGATGCGCCGGTTGGCCTCTGCCTTGATGCCCCGGATGAGATCGGCATCGCTGGCCCGCTCCAGCACCGGACGGTCGATCACCCTGTCACCCTCCAGCACCCATCTGCGGCCAGCCGCGACATGGCCTGTGGGCATGGCAGTCTCCACCGTGACCTCGTAGATGCCAAAGGCGCGCTTTTGCTCTGCGCTCATTGGCTTCAGCGGATGCTGGACGCCGTCGGCGTCGGTGACAAAGCGGCCCGTGAACGGTTTTGGACTGCCGTCGATGATCACTGCGTGGGTCATGCGAATACGCCCTCCCCGTGGATGCGGATTTTGGCGTAATAAAGCCGGCCACTCAAAGAGGTTACGCTGGGGTCCTGATCTCGGAATTGCAGAATTACTCTCAGGTTGTCCCCATAGATGTCGGCCGGTGTAGGCAGGGGCGCTAGCCCCCATAGATCAGAGGGGCCGCCAAAGGTGATCGTGTAAATCTGACCCGACGAGACGTTGTACTGGTATTCGGTCGCAAAATCGGTGGCGGTGAATAGCCACGCAAGCACCTCAGTCACATTCGAACTGGTCGACATGAACTGCATTTGCAGCTCTACCCCCAAGATCGTGGCATTTTCGGGGACGTCCACACTGGAAAACCCATAACCGTCAAAATAGCAGTTGCCAGTTGAATACGCAGCTGTGCTGGATACGTGGGAATAGGACGCATCCTCAACAAACGCATTCGGCTCGTTGACCCAATGCGAAGATATGTCTTCAAACGTGCTCGGCAGGCGCCACGCGGTGGTGAAGGGAAGAGGCTCTGGCGGGAGGACTTTTGACCCCGCCACAAAGGGCGTTGGGTGGCCGGGGATAATCATACCAGATTGCCCTCCCTGACATGGCTGACGATGATCTGCGTGGGTGTCACCGCAAAGAGCGACAGCAGGATGTAGCTGGCGCTGTCCACCGCCTCATCTGGCAGGTTGCCCCTGTAATAGCTGCCGAAGGAAACCGTCCGGTTTGTGCTGGTGGTCCCGCTGACCAGCACGGTACGACAGGTGCCGGGGATCACGTCCACCGGATTGTTCAGCGTGCGATTGCCGGGCAAAGCCCAGGAGGCATTGATGAAGCTGGCCCAATCCGGGGTCCAGTTAGTGGCGCCGCTTGGATAGATCAGACCGGAGGCGCTGCGCACCCGACGGGTGGTCAGCATCAACAGCTGGTCGGTCAGCGCCTGGACCTGCGCGTCTGACGCTTCCGGCGCCCCCGCGGCATCCAAAGCCGCCTGCAGGCCTGTGACCTCTGCGATGGCATGGCTGTGGCTGCTGGCGGCCTTGCCATCCAGCGCCGTTTGCAGTCCCGTCACGTGACTGATCGCATGGGTATGCGAGGCGGCCGCTTTGCCGTCGAGCGCCGTCTGCAGACCGGTCACGTCGCCGATCGCATGGCCGTGGCTGGTGGCGGCTTTGCCGTCCAGGGCATTTTGCAGGTTGGTGATCGCGCTGATCGCGTGGGTATGGGCGGCTTCTGCCTTGCCGTTCAGCTCGGCCTGCAGGTTGGCGATATCGGCGATGGCATGGCCATGGGAGGTTGCGGCCTTGCCATCGAGCGCGGCTTGCAGGTTCGAGACCTGCGCAATGCCATGGCCATGGGTGCTGGCGGCTTTGCCCGCCAGCAGTTCCGTCAGGCTGGGAATATCCCCAACACCAAGAGCCACAGCGCCGGTCTGACCATTGACCGAGGAGACCGGGCCTGCGTTGAGAATGCTTTGCGCCGCCAGAGCTGCGGTCGCCGCATCTTCCGCCGCCTGCTGCGCCAGGCTCAGGGCCGCGGTGACATCCACCGCCGCCGCGATCAGCGAGGTGGCCAGACCCGCGCTGGCCGAGATCACCCAATCGGCATGGGCCGCCGCACCGATGGCGCCATTCACCGCCACCACCTCACCGGCCAACCCACCGCTCACACGGGCATAGCCCGCCACCCGCATCACTGCCCAATCCGCAACAGCGCCGCCTGCGCGGGTCACCACCACATAGGGCGTGGGGGCAAACAGCGCCCGGGCCGGCGTGTCGGTGATCTCGAACGTGGTTTGCAGCCCCGGCGTCAGCGTGAGCTCTGTCGCCGATGTCGCCACCAGAAACCCGTTCTCCGCCGCGGCAGAGGCGGTCGCCAGCGCCGGGCCCAAAACCTCGTTCACCCGGGAAAGACCAAGCTCCACCAACCGGTCGGTCGCCTCGTTGACACGGGCCAGTTGGCTGTCCAGGTCAGACAGGCTTTCCGCAATCAGCCGGTAGCGCCGGTTGAAAAAATCCCGGTCGAGCTCCTGATTGTCCCGGACCCGCAGGTCTTCAAACCGCAGCATAGCGTCACTCCTTATTCATCGGCTCAGACGATGCGATTGCCTCCGGGCACTCGGCCTTGAGGTCGTCAAAGACTTTGGCCTTGAGCGTGTAGCGCGGGCCCGGACGGAACCGTGCCCCGGCATGCTCAAGGGGACGGTTCACCGTCACCCGGTAATGGGTGGGTTTGGAAGCCATCAGGCTCTCCTTTCAGATGTTAGCTCTGGGCGTATTCGATCAGCTCACCCACGAGAAACGGCAGGGCCGCACTTACCGTGGAGCCGACAATCTTGACGGCGTAATCGCTGACCGAGGGCACGTTGAAGATCGAGGTCCGGCGGGTCGTGCCATCGGCAAGGATCACATCCTCCACCACATCCGCCGCCTCGCTCCCCTCCAGCGCCTCCCCGGTCAGCAGCGTGACCGTGCAATCGTGATTGGTCTCATCGAAGTGCTGCAGGTCCGTGACAATCTTGACGCTGGTACTCGGCGAGCCCAGAGAGCGCGCCTCAGACACCCATGTGAACGCCGTCTTGGGACGCGACACGACCGATTGCGAGCCCGTCAGCCCAAAGCCCGGCATCAGGTCCGTGGTCCCCGTCAGCGTCATACGCACCGGCAGGATCGCCGGAAGCCCCGACAGGTCCGGGCCATTCGCCTCCCCATCCAGCGCCACCCAGGCCCCGTTCACCTGCACCTCCACATCCAGGCGGCAGGCCGGGGGTGTCACCCCAGGATGCAGCACATCAATGTCAAGGATACCTCCCGCCAATTGCAGCGCTGTCAGCTCGACCGAAAGACGGGGGCGCTCGAACTTGGCAAAGTAAAGCCGCATCTTCAGGTCATCGACAAGATTGCCGGCAAAGAATGCCCCGTCTGTGGAGACGAAGAAGGTCCCCTGCACAACGCCATTGTCGGTATTCGACATGGCCACGTAGTGATCCCCCGTGGTGATCAGCACCAGCGCGTAGCGCCGTCCCGCGGTCAGGAAGGTCGGTGTGATCGGCAGCCGGGTTTCCACCAAAGAGGGCAGTCCTGCTTCCGTCGACAGCGCACCTACCTGAATGTCCTCAACCGGCAGGCTCGTGCGGGACAGGACACGGGTCAGGTCCGGCATGCCGAAAGCGGTCTCGGTGACCAGCACCGTCACATCCCCCGTACCCGCCTTGCGCGAGAAGTAGAGCCCCACCTGGCTCAGCCAGCCATCCTGGCTGTTCAGGAAGGTCTGCGCCACCTGCTGGCCGTTCAGCGTCGCCGTGGTTGTGACCCGGTCCCAGTATGGCTCCTCATAGGTGTCGATCCAGAACCGGCGCACCCGGATCCAATGCACATTGCCATTGGGAACCCGCGCCCCGTTGGGCATCCGGTCCGGCACCCCGTTGGTGACCTCCCAGGTCTCCCCGTCAATGCGGAACACGTTTTCCGCCTGATCATAGGTGCCCTGCCGCCACCAGCGGCTGTTGGTGCAGACCTGCTGGCTTTCGCCATAGCGCAGACGGGTCCGCGCCCGGGTGAGCTGTCGAAGCTCGGTGGTCTCAAAGGTGTATTGCGCCATCCGCGTCTCGGAGGCGTAGCCCGTCAGGTCCAGCCGGAGCGCATGCGCATAGCTGGGCAGGACAAAGCCGGTCTCGGCCCGAATATAGACATTGTTGGGATTGAGCAGCGCCAGCGCGGATGTCTGCGCGCCCGCGCTTGGAAAGCGGATGCCTTCCTCGACCACCGCGTCGAACTCCGGATGCGCCGTGTTCGAGCCCTCGGCGGTCAGGAAGTGATGGGTGCCATAGTAGATATAGGCCCCCGGGGCATAGACCTCATCACGCAGCTCGTCGAGCTGTTCGGTCAGCGCCACGATCTCCGCCTTTGTGGCATAGCCTGCCAGACGGTCGGCCAGTGCAGACAAATCCGTGCGCAGCGTGTCCACCTGACCGCTGATCTGGCCCCGCCACTGTTCCAGCGCGGTGGTCCGTCCGGCAAGGTTGCGCAGGTTGGGCAGCTGCGTGGGCTGCCATTGTTCGATCGAGACGATCCCGGTGGTGTCCAGCAGCACATAGGCGATCACCGTGACATTGGCATCGGTGGGCGGATAGCTGGGATCGGGGCCTTCGGTCCCGGCCACAGTCGAGACCTCGGCGCGGCGCAGGTGTTCCATGGCCACCGATTGCGGCTCGGTTGTCCCGGTCTGCGCATCGATCAGAAAGTCCCGCGGCTGGATGTCGGTCTCCACCTCTTGTCCAAACGTAACGATGGCCACCCGCTTGCGGGTCACCAGCGGCAGGACGTTGAAGAGATCGACCACGATATCCTCATTGCGGGCATAGACCGCGCCCCCGGCATAGAGCCGGCCTGAGGACAGGGTGACTTCGGTGGCGGCGGTCTTGCTGGCGGAAAAGCCGCAATAGGCTTTGCCGGCCTCGATCGCGTCTTTGACGATGTGATCCAGCGCGGCGCGGGTAAACTCCTGCGCACTGTTGAGATCGGCTGATTGCAGTTCCTGCCGGTCACGGTAGATGACTGTGCTTTCCATATCTTACACCTCTATGAATGTGCCGATCTTGAGGGCGCCCAGGGCGCGGCGATCGCCGGCGCGGGGCAGCCGGTAGGTTTTGGAATTGATCAGGACCTTGTCCCGCAGCGACTTGGAGACCATCACGGCCTCGCGTGCGTCGGCGATCGGCTCCCTGATGGCCGCCACCATGTAGCCATTGACGAAGGCGCCGGCGGTACGGGGATGGCGCCGGCCTTTGATCCGTGTCAGCACTTCGGCGTGATAGGCCGGCATGCCCAGCCGGGTATGGCCGAGATGGGTCGAGCGCCACTGCGTGTCTGGCACCCTGTCGGGGTCATGGATGTGCCAGCGGGAATAGAGATACCGCCAGGCGATGGTCTCGGGCAGATGCCCACCCAGCACACGCTGCCCTGTGGCGCTTGGGAACACGGATGTTGCTTGCGCGGGGTGCGCCTCAGCGATGCTTTGCGGCCGGACGTCGATCAGCTCCCCCTCGGGCAGCACTGTGGTGTATTGCTCCCGCCCGAGCCTGTAGCTGTAGCTGGCATCGCGGGGGATGCGGAGGACCCGGCGGCGCACGCTCTGATCGTCGATCAGGAATGCGCGGGCTTTGGGGGTGGCATCCAGATGGATGGCGGCCGTGGGCTTGGGGCCGAGGATCACTTCGTCAAAGGCCATCGCGTTGGCGCTGCCAACGCGTTCTGGCGTGACGGATCGGAAGGTGAGCGATGTCTCAACCCCTCGGTCATAGAGCGTGGCCGTCCGGATATAGCGGGTGCCTTTCAGCGAGACCGGATTGACCGGGCCGAGCCCCGTGGTGCCCAGGCCGCGCTTGCAGGACAGGAACAGGCCAAAGCGCCCGGTGATCCCACGGGCCACAAAGGGATAGACCCTGAGCTGAGCGAAGCGATCGAGATAGGCTGTGCGGTCTTCCTCTGTCAGCGCCCGGGTCATATAGGTGGTGGCCGGCGGCACGACAAAGCGCCGCGCCTCGGCCCCCATCACCGCCAGCGCCTGAGCGATGGCCGTTTGCGTGCCCTTGATCGCGTGGAACGGCAGGGACCGGGCCGTTTGGGCCCGTTTCTGATCCTCGGGCCAGTTTTGTTTCCACAGGTCCACCGACAGGCCCCAGGCCAGCCACGGCAAATGTGTGGCCGGTATCGCGTAGGGCTTGACCAGATCACGCAGCCCGTCGCGAAGCTCGGACGCGCGGGAGCCGGTGAGATCAGCGGCCTCCTCAAAGGCGGTCCGGTTGTCCGGAAGCAGCGTTTCTTGTGCCATCGCAGCTGTCCTATTCGTCACGCAAGGCCGCAACCTTCACCGTGATCGCGTCGATGGCGTAGACCTCGGTCGGGCCCAATACGATGTCTTCAGCGGGGGATGTGAGGGCGACCGAATGGATGCCTTCTTGGTGCAGCTTTGAGAAGAGCGCCGAGCGGCGCAGGTTCATGCCGAGCATGCGGTTCGACTCGACCCAGTCAGACAGGGCTGAGAAAGCCCGATCGCGCACGACCGAGCCGTCTGGGCCGGGATAGAGCGTCAGCGTGGCGGTGATCTCGGTGCGCACCACCTGGGGCCCGAGCACCTCGACCATATCTGTCAGCGGCCGCACGTCTTTGTCGATCAGCGACAGGCGCACGGTCTCACGCTCTGCGAGGGGCGGGATCGGGTCAACTCCTTCGCGCAGGAGGGTCACGCGCACCCGGCCGGGGCTGGTCATGATGGCGGTGGCATCCCGCGCCCAAGGGGCGGCGCTGAGCGCATGATAGACATACGCGCCTTCTGGCCCGGCGACAGAAAAAGCCTCTGGCGCGAGCTGGACCCGGCGGCGCAAGCGATCGTCGTCCTCTTGGACCAGAGAGCCTGTCTCGTCCTCTACCTGCATTCTCTCGGTCGCGAACAGGGCCGCGAGTTGGTCGAGGTTGGAGCCGTAACTCGATGCAAGCAGGACAGCCCGCGCGGCGTCATTGATCCGTGCCCGCAGCAGCATCTCGCGATAGGCAAAGGCCTCGATCAGTTTGCGCGCGGGCTCGCTTTCGAGGTCGATAACACCGGCGATGGCCGGGAACCGGGCGACAAGGTCGTCGCGCATCTCTGTGACGATCCTCTCATAGTCGAGCGTTTCGATCACATCTGGGGGCGTCAGGCCGGACAGGTTGATGGCGGTGAAGCGGCTCATGAGCACAACTCGGTGAGAAATAGGGTGTTCGGCGCGAGGGCGTCCAATCTAGTCACGGGGCGGGGTCTGCCCGCTCCTCGATCAGCACCCCGTCGGGGTTGGCATAGGCGTTGATGCGCCGGGCGCCCTCAACCGTGAAATCGCCATAGGTGGCACGGGGGCGATATTCGCCCTCAAGGAAGAAGTGCAGTTGGCCGTCCCGCGTCACCTCCACGATCTGGATGCGGGTGACACGGTAGCGCGGTTCCCATTGCTCGATCGCAGAGGTCACGGCCGCAAACCACGGCGTCACCTCGTTGGGCGTGATGATCCGACCCAGCAGGTTTGGCACAAAGGAGCCATACCACTCCCGCATGATCCGCGCGCCAAACCGCGTGGTGAAGATATCCTGCAGGCTCTGGATAACATGCGGCCAGCCTTGCAGCAGCCCACCTGTGGCCGCATTCAGGCCGACCGATGGGGTCAAGTCATTCGTGGCCATCGCTCAGGTTCCAGGCGTCAGTCTTCGGCTTTGGTGGCTTTCTTGACCTTGCCCTCGGGCATTGCCGCGGGTTTTTGTTCGGGAGTTGGAGTGGGTGTCTTCGGCGCGTCTAGGGCGCGCAAAGTGCCGAGGCGTAACTCATGCGCGGCCTGTTTTTCCGTAAGCGTCAGCACGGTGCCCACGCCCGTATTCGTCTGACCAGCGACAAAACGGCCAGCTTTCTCCGTGATCGCGTATCTGTTCATGATCTCGTCCTGTGTATGCGATTTTTTTTGGTGTGATGAGCAGATTTCAAGGTTGGCGCTTCCAACCTTGAAACCCGTTTACATTGCCCTGCGCAGAAACCCGGTTGTCACTCTGTCCCAGGGACCCGAGCGGGAACCTTTTCTACCCCCGTATTGCCAGGCCTTGGGACGCCATCGACACTGACGGGCCCGAGTGGCCAGACGGATGCGGTGGACAGCACACCCCCGTGATCGAGAATGCCGCCATCGACCTCCAAACGACCATTCTGAATGCGTACACCCTCGGAGTTGACGGCCACAGCCGCACTGTCGCCCGCCCGGATCACCAGTTCACCCGCGCGCAGCTCGATGCGGATATCGCCGTATTGAATGACGTTTTCGTCTTTGCGGTCCGAGGGCGATGGCACCGAGGACGACCAATGCAGCGGCAGCGCGACGGCCTGTTGGAAATCACCCGTCGGCGAGATCAGCGTGAACTGCTGGCCAAGCTCTGGTGGCGTGTGCACCCGAAGCGCGCCCGCATGCTGCGCATAGGGCACCCACGGCGACAGGAACCGCCCACCCGCGCCATGGGCAGGCCCCAAGTCCAGACGGACCCGGAATAGGTCCATGTCAACTTCCGCCACACGACCATGGCGCAGCAGGCCAGAGACCCGGCGCTCAAGGTCCGTGACCCGGGCCACCAGCTCGACAAGTTCGCGAACCGCCATGTCAGCTGTCCCCTGCCGTTATGGTCAAATCAAATCCATCGCCATCGCCATCGCCATCGATGGTAACCTGCTCCAGCGGTTTTGGGTCGTCCCCAAAATCAAGCACCGGCCCGATGCCAATTTGATCAGCAACCTCGAGCGGGATGCCCAATTCTGCAGCAGCGCGGCGCCAGTCGGCAAGCAGAGCGCCCTCGATCTCGGTGCGGATCAGGCTAGCGATAGTGGCCAAATCAGGGTCAGCCTCCATCTGCATAAGGACGTTGCCCCATGCGGTGTTTGACCCGAGCGCCTCACCGGTGACGGGCGTATCCACCAGATCGCAGGTCAGAACCATCTGACGGGCCGCAAAGCGCACGCCGTTTTCCGCAGACGCCCCGCGACGGGACAGCCGTCGCGTCACACGGGGGACGAGTTTCATCCAGGTGGCTGACCACGCGCCGTCATCCTGCGTCAGAGCCGCAATGATCTGGTGCTCCATGATATCCAGCGTCAGTTCCATGCCCTCATCTGTGTGGGGAATGGCGATTGTGATCTGCCCACCCTGTCCATCAGGAGCCGGCACCTCAACCCGCGAGGCGATGGCGACCTCGAAGACAAGATCGCATGCGTGGTCGCCCGAACCCAGATCGCGGCCAGTGATGTCGAGCGCATGCTCATCCGTGGTGACTACAATCAGCGGCTGGCGGGTTTCGGCGATGGTCTGGTCGATTGGATCGACCGCGCTGTCAAAGACACGATCGGCAGCCAAGGTTTTGTTCCGCACGGCACGAGAAGCCGCCAAACGCATAGCCAAACGCGTCAGGCTCATGGAACGGCATCCTCCCGGACCAGGATGAGGGTGATATCCCCCATATCCGTGTGCTGAACGGCGCTGATCGCATAGACCGGCGCACCTGCTCGGTTGCTCAACGAGAGCTTGTCACCCTTGGTCGGGAGGGCTGCCAGGGCATCGACCTGCGCCTTTGGCAACCAGAACTCCGCGGACATCGACACAACCCGGGACGTGCCGGAAAACTCAGCCCCTCGCCCTGCGCCTTTGAGCCGATCTTCCGCTGGCCCGGCTGAGAACACGCCCTCAACCAGTGCCCCCAGTCTCTCGGGGTCCACCACGCGCTCAGCGTATTGCGCAGAAACACGCGGGAGGATGACCGCAGGTTCCGCAAACACGGCCATCACCGCCGCCGATGCAATCTGATCCATGGGATGCATCCCTTCACAATGTGCCCGTGAAAAGGCGAGTCGACCCGCGCCGCCAAATTCCAGCTGAACACAAGGGACAATCGGCCCACAGAATCTGTGGCCCCCCCTGTGGAGCAGAAACCCTTGTTTCTCGTAACCGACCGGAGGCACTACAGAAAAATCGGCTTGCCTGATTTTTGAGCATTCCATAACGCATTGAAATCATGCCATTCTTTTGTGACGCCTCACATGTAAGCCAAAAGAGGCAGCAAACGCCCCTTCACCAGAGTCAACAGTGAATAACTTCAATAACGCCATGTCCTTACGGCATAACTGTGGGGGGGTATGTGTACTGGCGCATGTCTACCCTCTGCATTTCCACGCTTATGTCCGCTTGCCGGGGATCAGGACCCGTGGGCGGGTGCAGTAGTGCAGCGCGTTCATCTGGAACTCGAGGTTCACCCCCTTGCCGTTCTGCATCTCCCACTGCTTGCCGTAAAGGCGTTGGCCCGGTGTGTTCACCGTCTCGATGTAATCGGCTGGCGCATAGACCGTGCGGAAGAGGCCGGGAACGCCCGAGGGCACGAGGTGGCACTTATCAGTGTCGATGCCCACGCTCTGACCTCCGCGGTAGTTCATCCAGGTGATGCCGCCAAACTCGAAGGCGCCGTAGATGCCGGAATTGCCTGAGTTGATATAGGCGTTGCGCAGCGAGGCAGCGTCTGCGTAGCCCTTGTAGGTCTCGCGAACCTCCTTGTGGGCGATCAGGTCATCAAAGAACGCGTCCCCACAAAGCGCCATGATGCCTGTATAGGGCAGCCCATCGAGAATGCCGGCCATCTGACGGATGACACCTGCGCATTTCTTGCGCAGGGCCCCCTCTGTGGCACTGGCATTGTCGAGATCAAAATCGACCACCGCCTGCTGGCTTTCGCCGAATTCAGTGAAGTAATCGAAGAGCACGGAGCCATCGGCATCAAGCAGCTGGCCCGTCTTGAGGATGTTCAGCCGGTGGTATTCCTCCGTGAGCGCGAAGAACTGGCTGGCTTCGGCCGCGCGATCCGCGATCTTCTGCTGCAGTCGCTCGACGGCCACCTCCTGACCGAAGGCACGGACCTGCTGCACCTCGTCAGCATAGATGGCATCATCCACCTGGAAATGCGGCACCTTCAGCATGCGTACGGCGCGCTTTGATTTGTCGAAGGTCTGACCCGGGCCACCGCGCGGGCTCGCCGAGACCAGCATGCGGTTTTGCTCTTTGTCCTTCTCGATCGCAATATCAAGCGTATCGATGCTGGTGGTCTGAAAGAGCCCCATCTGGCCGATGCGGGACGGGGTGTATTTGATCTCACGAAGCGCGTCCGTGAGGCGCATGACGCTGAAGGCGTCCTGGCTGAAGATATTGAGGATCGACATGAGGGGTCCTTTTTTGCGTCGGCGCGCCAGTAACTGGCCACGCGGGATCGCCCCGCCGCCTGAGGGCGCGAGGGTCCAGATTTGGAGGTTGGGTTGGGGGCTGGATGGTGCGGATTACCGCACGATAATGCCGACCGCCGCGAGATCGGCTTGGGCCGCGGACTTTTCGGCGGCCTGATCGCGGTCGGGATGGTAGGTCAAGATCTTGCCGTTGACCTCGGCATCCCGAGTGATGCCGGCAATGGCAACATCACTTGTGCTGGCATCGCAGCCATAGAGTGCGATGGCGACCGCTGTCTGGCTGCCATCGTTGGCACCGACGGCACTGGCCAGGTATTTACCGCTGGCGGTGATTTTGCCCAGCACGGTGCCCGGAGCGATAATGCCCGCACCGCTAGCGATGGTAATGTTTTCCCGAGACCGCTGGCCATTGGCCTCGGTCATCAGGAATTCGCCGGGATGCCGGCCTTCAATGAGAACGGTCATGGACGGTCTCTCCTATTCAGCTGAAGCGCGCATTGGCCTGGGTGATGGCTTTCGCCCACCCCGCCGCATTGCGTTCAGATCGATTGCGATGATCTGCCGGCGTTTCGGCCCCGAGTTCGACCTCTTGCGCGGCTCGGTCAGCTATAGAGGCTGACGTATTGGCTTTCGGCGAAGCGGCGAGCACCTTAGCCGCGTCGGCTGCCGTCATCTCGGTCTCAAGCGCCAGCACCAAGGCTTGCGCCTCGCGGCCTTCCGTTTCGGGCGCGGTCAGAATGGATTTTATCCGCGCCGAGGCCTCTGCCTTACCGGCGGTGACGCCAGCGGCATGGGCCTCCGTGCGCGCCGCATCAACAGCTGCCTGCAGATCAGTGGAGCTGATGGCAGAGACGTCAGTCGCAGGCGCCTCGGCTTGGGTCGTTTTGGTCATGGGTCCTCCCTTTCTCTGGGGGCTTGCCCCGGAGGGCGGTTGCGAGAGCGCTGCGATCACCTCCTCGAGGCTCGCCATGCGGTCAGCGAAGCCTTGTGCGATGGCATCGGCGCCGAGATAGGTCCGGGCTTCCGTGGCACGGATAGCCTCTGCGCTCATGCGCCCTCCGCGCCCTACGGCCACGAGACCAACGAACTGGTCGTAGATTTTCATCACCTCGGCCTGCAGGTCGGCACGGACAGCGTCTGACAGCGGCCCAAACGGGTGGCCATCGACCTTATGCGCCCCGGCATGGATCAGCGTTGGCTTCACGCCACGATCCTCGAGCTCGCCCGAGCGATCGAGATGGGTCAGCACCACACCGATCGAGCCGACCATCGAGGTAGGTGAGACGATGATTTCGCTTGCAGCACTGGCAATGCCATAGGCAGCCGAGGCCGCCACATCATTGACGAAGGCCACGACCGGCTTGGTCTTATTCACGGCTGCAACCAGCTTGGCCGTGGCAAACATGCCCGTGGCCTCGCCGCCCGGGCTGTCGATATCCAAGAGCACCGCTTGCACATCCGGGTCGGCTTCCGCCTCACACAGCTGCGCGGCAATGCCCTCATAGGACACAAGACCCGAACTGGCCCCGATCCAGGCACCGCGATTCACCAGACTGCCGACGATCGGCAGGATGGCGACGCCGTTTTCCACGCGCATCGACCCGATACTGCCATTGTCGCGGCGGTAGCTGCCCACGAAGCGGTTCGCCTGTGGGTCCAGCGCCGACAATGGCTCGATCCCGATCCGGCCCTGCAGCACATGCAGGATGAGATCGGCCTTGTCTGGGTGCAGAAGCAGCGGCCGGTTAAGAACGCGTCCTGCGATCTGTGCGAGAGACGGACCTGCCGCGGCTCGTTTTATATCGGGCGGTTCCGTCACCTCACCCCTCCTGTACCAAGTGCAAAGCGCCGCGGACCGCGGCCCTGCAGTTGGGCGCATTGTTCCTCAAAGCCGCGAATGACAGCCAAAAGCCGGTCGGGATGCGCCCGGTGATAGGTCACCGACCGTTCCACCCCGTTTGATCCCGCCCGGAACCGCACCTCCATGGCGCCTTCGCCCGCCACCAGACGCACATAGACTTGGCGAAGGTAGGCCGCGGCGGCACAAGGATCCGCTTCATCGATGCTGATCGTCATGCCTCAACCTCATCGCCCGTGTTGTCCTGTTCATCTATGACCTCCGTCGGGCCACCGCCCTGCGCCCCCATCATCTGTGGCTCAGGCAGCCCGTATTCGGCCCGCAGTGCCTGTTCCTGCGCCAGTTGCTGATACACATCGTCCACATCCGCCCCGAGATCGGTGCAGATCATCGCATCCGACATCACGCCGAGCCGCTTCCAGACCTCATGGGCTTTGGCTTTTTTCAGGTCATCGGCCTGAGGCCGTGGATCGCCGCGCCAATCCGCGCGGCACGCCGCCGTGCGATTGGCCAGGAACCCGGCAATGCCGCCAGGAAACGGCAGGCTGCCTGCCTCGATCTCTTCCTCGAGCCAGGCCTCGTAGATCGGTTGGCAAAACGGTGCCATGATGTTGCACCGCCGCGCCTTGGTGATGGCGAAGATCTCTGTCGTCGCCGCCTGCAGCGAAGAATAGGTCGCCCCCACATTGTCGCCGGTGGCGCTTTCATAGGTCAGCCCGAGGCATCTCGCGAGTTCGCGCAGCAGATGCATCGAGAAGGCGGCATAGTCCGAAGACGGGTGGTTCGAGGTGTGGAACGTCAGCTCCTGGCCGGGAAAGAGATGCGCGAGCCGCCCGTTGATCCCCACATCCAACGTGCTGCCGTCATAGTAACCCGCGACCATTTCGATATAGGCCTCCATCGGCGAGATACCTTGCGCCAGCATCTGCGCCTGCTCCTGGGGCGTCAGCAGGCCCTGCAACACCTGTTCCGTTGGCTCGTCCGAGGTGATAGTCACTGCAAACAGCGTCTGCACGATCGCCGCCATCAGCGTGGCATCCGCCAGCTGGTCGAACTGACGCGCCACCTGTAGCGCGGGCACCAGCGGAGAGATGCCCCGATGTGTCCCCGGTGCGCCCTCGAAGATGTGGATCACCCGCGGTCGTCCCGCGGCATCGCGGGCGCGGACGTCATATTCCACATCGTGTTTAAAAAGGTCCTTGCGGATCGCCCGGTAGCCCACCGGCATGCCATCGGCGTCCGTGTAGACCCCGTTGATCAGCCGCCGCATGCTTTCGGTCTTCCGCGACAGTCGCTGTGGAGGCAGCAGACGAACCTTCGTGCCATAACGGTTCCACGGGCGCTTGCGCCAGGGCAACTCGGCCAAGATTTCGCCGGTCACAAGCCAAGACCGAAAGGCCGCCGCCTGCATCTGCCCAAAGGTTCGCAAACCTTGGATATCGCATTCCTGCGCATTACGCGCCCAAAGCTCGAAGCGGCGCTCTACCGTTTTGGCCCAGTCCGAGGCCTCAACCGGCGTCATCCCAAAGGTCTCGTTCTCCGGCAGCGCTTTCAGTTGCAGCCCTGTACCCACGGTATTGGCCATACATTGCTCCAGCGCACCAGCCAGCCAGCCGCTGTTGTGCAGCAGATCGTTGACCCTGGCGGCTGCGTCATCCCAGGCCTCGCCGATATCATCTTGGGCTTCCCGCAGGGCCGGTTTCCAACCGGCGAAAGTCACGCCCCGTCCGCCGCGCATGTATTTGCCGGAGGGTCTGGGGAGGCTCATCCCCTCCGGTCCCACCGCCGGAGGCAGTGCCTCGGCCAGCAGATCTTTCAACTTTGCGATCACGGACATGTGCGTTATCCATTCAGCCTGCTGCCATGGCGGGCGAACCGCCCGCGCAGAGCGCCGCTGCCGCCGCGACCTAGGGAGGAGCGCGATGCTGGCGGCGGCGCCTTTGATGTCTCAGGCTCAGGTGCTGTCACCTGGGTTGGGTCATGCCCGTCGGGCACGGCCGCCTCGATCGAAGTCTTGCGTTCGATCCCTTCCGGGATCCGCTGGACGTTTAGCGTGTAGCCAATGGCCGCGCAGAGCGCCTCGCAGTCAAGAAAGTGGTTGTTGCGCGACCGTTTCACCCAGACGGGCTTGCCCTCGACCACCACCCGCGCCTCCGAGGTCAGCTGCTTGCAGTAGTCCTCCGACACAGCCTCATGGACATGAAACGCCCCCGGCTGATCGGCCGGTGTGCGAATGCGCGACATCACCAGCGATTTGAAGAAATCGGTCGAGAGCGTCACGAGATCGATCGAATAGAGCGCCTTTTTGCCATCGGGCTTCACCTCGATTTTTGACACGCGGTATGGCGGGCTCTGGACGTCCTTGCCCTTGGTCGGGGCGCAGAGCCAGCTGTAGCGGCGGCAGAACTCATAGACCTTGTGCTCGTTGCCAAGCTCCGGCTTGTCCGGCCGAAAGCCTGAATCCACGAAGACCTTCTCGATCTGCATGCCGCCCACCGGCGTCAGCATCAGATCCGCCAGCGCCGACCAGACATCGTCATCCTCCGTGGGGCCGTAAAGCTGCCCGTTATCAATCAGCCAGGATGTGCCTCGCGCGCCAAAGGCCCGGATCACATAAACCAGGCTGAACTTCTGGACGTCGACGCCCATCACGAGGCGCAAGCCCCCGGCGGGAACGTCACCCGGCCGATACGGCTGGCGGCGTTCCATGATCTCCTGCCAGTCCGGCACATCGCCCGAGGCTGTCATGGCGTAGCATTCGCCGAAGCCCGCATTCATCGCGGTCTGAATGCGGTCATGATCGCCCGATTGCAGCGCCGTCAGATAGGTTTCCGCGCGCTGCCCCCAAGTCACAAAGGGCGAGCACAGCCCCGATGTCCACATCGACAGGGTCGAGCTTTCGGCGGGCGCGCCCGTGACATGGGGGGCGCCATCCTTCAGCGTGACCGTTTGCCCCGGCGCCACCATCGTGCCGCGCGCGTTCATCCAAACCTTGTCGGCCTCGCTGTGCTGGCCGCCGCAGCGAGGGCATTCGAGCGTAGCCGCTTGTTTTGCCTGCGCAGGCGTCGCGCGGTCCGGCCAACGCAGCTGCTTGAAGCGCGGAATGAAGAATTCCGAGCAATGTTTGCAGGGCCAAGCCCAATGATGCCGCGTGCCCTCCTGCCAGAGTTTCCAGATCGGGCTTTCGAGATCGTCGGGCGCCGAGCGCGCCCAGAACTCAAGGCCACTCGTGTCATCCGGTTCGATTTCCACGAGGCCTCGCGCCGGTGTGCTGGTGATCGCCGTCACAAAATCGGCATAGGTCTCGCCCCGGGCCTCGACGAGGCCCAGAACATCGCCTTGGCCTTTCACATTGGCCATCATCTCATCGTATTCGTCGATCAGCGCCAACGCAGCTGGGTCGGATTTCAGGGCAGTCGAGGAGCCCGCATGCGCCAATCGTAGTCGGACGCCAGCCACATGTTTCAGCGTCTTTTTCATCCGGCGGCCGCGGACCACCTTGTTTGCGAGGGTTTCCGCCTCGTCCAACAGTGCCATTAGCCGCGGCTCGAATTGGTCGGTCAGAAACTCCTTCGTCGGGCCCACATAGAGGATTGGCGCCGGGCGCTGGTCGAGCCGCGCGCCGATGATATCCAGCATGCTGTCGGTTTTGCCCGACTGTGCCGAGGTCACCGCCACAACCCGGCGGTAGCCACCGCGATGCACGGCTGCGGACCATGGGATCATATAGGGCGTCAGCCCCGGATCACGGGGGCCGGGAATGCCGGCGGTTTCCGGGTATATTCTGTGCGCAGCCGCCCAAGGGGCCGGGTCACGTTTCTCGCTCGGCCTCCAGATCGCCGCTGCCAGCGACCAGAGCTGCGCCTGCTTTGTCGGCTGCCCCTGCAATACGTTCAAGCGCGCCATCGATCACCTCTTCGAGTGCGCGCCGCGCCTCCATATCGCGCGTGTAGCGCGCCGCGAGACCGGCAAGCTCTGCCCGCACCAGCGCCGCCATCTCGCCCACCACGGCCTTTGCATCCTCCAACGGGATCAGTTCCCGGCTGCGTTCCTGGATCCTGAGTTCAATCTCGCGCGTGCGCGCTTCCGTGGCCCGGCTGGCCACCGCGGCCTTGTTGTTCTTCGACAGCTGGTCCTCGTAATAGGCCAACGCCCCGCGAATGACGCCAACCAGCGTGTATTCCCCGCGCTGCGCCCGATCCATGTAGCCGGATTTGACCAGCCCCTGGACCCAGCGGTCCGAGCGCCCGAGCAGAGCCGCGGCCTGGGATACCGTGATGGTTTGGCCGCGCGTACGAGGTTCAGACATCAAGCTGCCTCCTGTTGAATACGGGAGGACAGTTGATCTTCCCGTTATTATCGGCGGAACCGGCGGATCAGACCGGGCGCTGCCGCATAACTCGCAAAGAACAGCACCCCGAAGATCACGACAGCCAAAAACGCGTTCTGATTTTGGTTCCACAGCAACACCCCCGCGATTGGCGGAGCGACAACGAAGGGCAACAAGACCAGTGTCGTGAGCGGGTTTGCAATCTGACGGCGGTTTCGGCCGAGTATGCATATTTCCAGTGCGCGCATCACCATTTGATGCACATGCAACCGATCCGGGGCCGAAACGTCCTTGTTTCTGCGAGACCTCCGATAGATTGCCAGCAGCGTATCAGCCACGGGCCAATAGATCGTTAACAAAATGGCCCAGGGCGAGACATCAGGCGAATTGAGCAGAACGGAAATCCCAAACCAACTCAGCACAAAACCTATGGTGTATGCCCCGGCATCGCCGAGGAAGATCAGACCAAAGGGATAGTTCACGAGAAAGAACCCGAATATCCCTGCGGCAACCATCATCGCCAGGTGGACCATCGTGGCGTATCCTGCCAGCTCCGCGATTTGGCTCAGTGCCATGGCTGCAGCAATAGCCGTCATAGACGCGAGGCCATTCACCCCGTCGATCAGGTTGAAGCCGTTTGCGATCCCTGCCGTCACCAGAAGGGTCAGCGGAACGCCGACCACCCAGTGCGCTACCAGCAGGTCTAGCCCGGGGATGCCGGCGCGTGGAAGCCAAACGCCCAAGAGCCAGATCGCCAGCAAACTCGCGCCCATGGCAGCCAGCATGCGCCTACGTGGCGACATGTGAAACCCAAGGTCCTCGGCCAGCCCCACGACAAAGAGGAGCGACGTGGCAAGAACGAAATTGGCATAGGGCCCAGAGATTGAAACAGGTGCAAAGATCACGCTCAGACCCAGTGCACCAAAGATCGCAACGCCCCCAACACGTGGGGTGAGCCGCGTGTGCATGGACTGAACCGCCCGCAAGTCCGCCGTACGCCCGCTGAGCCGCGGGAACCGAGAGCGCAACAAGACAACCGCAGCACAAATCACAAACGCAAGCGCGGCCAAAACAAACTCGTGCCATTCGAAATGCAACATGGCGTTGTGAACCAAGGGCGGCCCCAATCAAAGATTTGAGATGAGTCTCAGGATGATATGGAGCCAAATAGGCCAATCGGCCCAATATCGCCAACACCGCAAAGCAACGAGGTGCTTCTACCCCCCCCGTTACATTTTTGCAACATGACAAGGCGCGATCTGCCGTTGGCGCCTTGTCATAGCCTACAGCGGTTGAACAGCCGACGCAGAGCATAACCACGGATCAATGATACGGCTGTAAAGACCAGCCCAAGACCGAGGTTCTCGACCACGCCGACGCGCAGGCCAAGGGTCGGAAACACGGCGAATTGCGTGGCAACCGCCAGGACATAGCCCACCACCGAGTTGGTCACGGCCTCGATCAGCGAGCCGCGTTTTGATTGCGCCATGATCCCCTCTAAAGCTATGTAATTGCTACGATTATAGTGGATATACTCAGCCGTCAGAGCGAAGATTCCTTCACGCAAACGACGCATCCAAGGACCTCGCCCATGACCATCGCCGAACGCTACAACGCCGCCGCCGCCAAACTCCTGCCGCATATGGCCGCCGACTTGGCAGTCGATCCTGCCATCTCGGATGCCAACCACATCGACGAGATTGTCTTTCGCCGCAGCGAATACCTGGGCGGCATGGCCGTCGCCATCCTTGCCATGATCGACCAGCAGAACTGAGGGGCCCTAACATGAGCACCCGCGCACAGATCGCGATCCAGATCGGACCCGAGGAATGGGCTCACGTGTACATTCATTACGACGGATACCCGGCCCACATGTTGCCCGCGCTGAGCGCGTGGACGCCCGAGGACATCCTCGCCGCGCGGGAAATCCGACAGGTTCGGGCAGACACGCTGGACTGTTTCGATCCGCCCCGTGCACCACGCATCCTGCCACGACCGACCTGCGAGCTCTCACATCTCTATATATGGCAGGATGGTGGCTGGGTCGATGCAACTGCTCCGGCCGAATGACCGATTAGCAATAATAGAACACTGATTTTGCCACACTTTCTGGCGTAGTGGAGCGACTCTGACCTCACAAAACGAGACACAAATCAGCCCACGGAGCCCAAAATGACCAACCCCGCCGCCGCCCTGATCGCCGACTTTCGCACCCGCGCAGATGAGATTGACCGCCTGCTGGCCCCAACTGGCTGCGCCACGATCGCCTCGCACAACTGGATCGTCATCGACGATTTCGGGCCGCTGACCTTCACCTTGACGTCCGAGGGCAAGAAACACCGAGCGATCTGCACCGGCCATGGCAGCGCACACAAGGTCAACCGCTTCACCCGCGAGGACGCTGAACGGCTCGCCACCGCCTGCAATGCCCGCACCGCCTTCTGGGCCGATGCTGCACGCGAAGAAGCCACAATACTTCGGCAGCACATCGCCACGCTGGCAGCGGCGACAGCGGCCTGAACCGAGGACAAAACAATGACCAACGCCACCGTCATTCCCAGCCGCAACACCGATTACGGGTTCTTCGGAACCCTGACCACCTGCCCGGAGCGCGACAGGCGGACGAGCGAGGTCTGGATCCTCGCAAGCCTCCTGATCGCCCAAGCCGTCAACGCCACCTCCGAGGAAGAGATGATCGGCATTCGCGACTTTCTCGATAGCCGCTCGGGGAGGCATTTCGCGGACGAGGTGGTTGGCGCGCTCCAGTGCGGTGCGCCGGATTGCCAAGCCGCCATCGCTGCCGCGATTGCCAAATGGCAGGACTGGCGCATCAGCCGCGCGACAGAGCGCAGCGACGGAATTCCCGCCGGGCTGCCTTACCTCGCGGGCTGGGTTCAGCATTTCGCGGTCACCGCCAGCATGGAAGAACAGCACTGAACCAGCGCAGGCACCGATCAACCAGCCCGCCTGCGTGGCGGGCTTTCGGCAGTAGAAGGCGTCGCATGCTGCCACGCCGAACTGCCGGAGAAGATCATGGCCAAGGCCGCAAAGACCACGAACCCCGAGACGCTTGCGAAGGAAGACGCCCCGACCCCCAAAGGCCCGCGTGTCACCAAACAGCAGATCATGATCGACATGCTGTCGCGGCCCGAAGGCGCCACCATCGAGGAATTAGCCGAAGCGACCCAGTGGTTGGGTCACACCGTGCGAGGCGCCATGTCCGGCGCACTGAAGAAAAAGCTGGGGCTGACCATCACCTCCGAGAAGGAAGACCCGCGCGGGCGGGTCTATCGGTTAACGTGAGCACCAGCCCACTGCCTTTCCGCAATCCACCGCTCAATAATGAAAGCGCAGCTGTGCGATTTCCAAGCTTTGGTGATCGCCCGAGCCACTGACGCGGTAGACCATCCGATCTTCATGCGAAATCCTACGAGACCACCAACCAGAGAGGTCACCCCGCAACGGTTCAGGCTTACCTACGCCCTTGAAGGGCGTGCGTTGGCATTGTTTGATCAGTTCATTGATCCGATCACGAACCTTGGGATTATTGTCAGCCCAATACAGATAATCTTCCCAAGCTTCGTCAGAAAAAACCAGTTTCACTCCAGCAACTCACGCGCTTGCCCACCCTCACCATCAAGCTGGGTGATGGCGGAACGCAAGCGGGATGCATTGCGCGGATTTGACAACAAATGAAGCGTTTCGTTGATCGCGCTCCAGGCTTCCAGAGACACGACAACAACCGCCTCGCCCTTCTTCCGCGTGACGATGACTTCTTCTTTGTCGTTGATCGCGCGATCCATCACAGACTTCAGCTGTGCACGCGCATCCGAATAGGTCATGACGTTCATAGTGGCTCTCCCGAAAACGCTTCATATATGTACGACATATTGTACGAATTCAAGTGGCCAGTTTTCAGCTGGGCGTGGTGGACTCCTCAGTCGACGATTTTAACGTCAACCGGCACTGGCTCGCCGGAGTGCAGATCGTCAAAACTCCGCCCGCTGCTTTCCAGCACTGCGGTCTCGCCCGTGAACTCCTGCCAGCGGCGCACGATCACATCCACATATTTCGGGTCGAGCTCGATCAGGGACGCATGGCGCCCGGCCTTTTCGGCAGCGATCAGCGTCGTGCCGCTGCCGCCGAACGGGTCAAACACCAAATCGCCCTTGCGGCTGGAGTTCCGGATCGCGCGTTCGACCAGGGACACCGGTTTCATCGTCGGATGCAGATCGTTCTTGTGGGGTCGCTCGATGTTCCAGACATCGCCCTGGTCCCGATCGCCACACCAGTGGCGCTTAACACCCTCGGGCCAGCCATAGAGGATCGGCTCGTATTGCCGCTGGTAATCAGCGCGGCCCAGGGTGAACCGGTCCTTCGCCCAAATGATGAAGGTCGACCAATGGCCGCCTGCGGATTTGAACGCCGATTGCAGCGTCTGCAATTCGCTGGATGACATGCAGATGTAGACCGCGCCGTCGGTATGCGCGTTGATCAGCACGCAGGCGTCGTACAGGAACTGACCAAAGGCATCGCCCAATGCGTCGTTCTTGATCCGCCGCCCCTTGCCAGCCTTCTCCGCGCCGACGCCGCCGGCATAATCTACGTTGTAGGGTGGATCGCAAAAGCACAGATCAGCCTTCACATCGCCGAGGACCTTGGCCACATCCGTCGCCACCGTGCTGTCGCCGCAGAGCAACCGGTGCTTGCCCATAACCCAGACATCGCCGGGCCGCGTCACCGGGGCATCGGGCACTTCCGGCACATCGTCGGGATCGGTCAGTCCGCCCGTCGTGTCTATCAGCGCGTCGGGTAGGATTTCCGCTAGGTCCTCGGCGCTGAAGCCAATCAGCGACATGTCCTCGATCCCGAAATCCTCGCGCAGCTCCCCGATCTCGATGCGCAGCATCTCCGGGTCCCACTCGGCGATTTCCGCCAGGCGATTGTCAGCCAGCGTGTAGAGCCGCCGATCTTCCTCGGACCAGCCGCGCGCGACCATCACTGGCACCTCAGCCAGTCCCAACTGGGCGGCGGCCATCAGCCGACCATGGCCCGCGATGATCGTGCCATCCTCGGCCACCAGCATCGGGATGGTGAAGCCGAAGCGCTCCATCGAGGCCGCGATCTGATCGATCTGCTCGGGCGGATGCTGGCGCGCGTTTTTGGCGTAGGGGACCAAGTCGGCCACCTGCCACATCTCGACCTGCGCCGCGGGCCAAGCCTGCGGGGTAATTTTGGATTGTGCGGTCATCGGGATCCTGTCGGACATGGGTCACCGCCCCGCTGAAACGAAACGAACCGCAGGGGGTCATTTCGTTTCGCGGCAAGCGAAACGCCCATGTTTTATTGGGGTTTGGCGAAGTTTCGACTGTCAAAACCTGCGCGAAACGAAGTGGATTTCAGGGGGTGCATTTCGCTAATTCGGGACCTAAAGCCCTGATTTCATTGAGGCGGACCCTCTTTGAAACGAAGCGAAATGGATTTTTGAAACGAGAAAAAACGCTCAAATATCGCGAGGCGGCGGCCCCGCATCGAACTTTCTCTAGGAAGGGACCCAAGGGGTCCCCTGCCTGTCTCTGCCGTGGCCTGTCAGCACGCTGATTTGGCCCGTGCATGTGTTTTATCGCGGCCAAGACTCGCGGTCCAACAAATAAATGTCCCGCTGTTTTCTTTTCTTGTTGCCATTGGAAAGACTCACCTTTTTGTCCCGCTCGGCCGTCACACGTTCAAAAGCTGCTCAATTTGGCGCGTCGCCTCGGCCAGCACACCGGGTTGCGCGGCCTCGAACGCGTCACGTGTTGCGTCCTGCACCATCTCCTTTGGGATGGCTGGCCCAAACATTTTCCGTATCGGAAGGCGGGCACTCCCCTCGCGGACGAAGGCGTTGTTGGCAAGCGAGCCCACGAGGAAGGCACTGTCGAACTGCTGCCAGCGCCCCCAGGGCTTGGCGCGCACGCCATAGGCAAACTGCCGTGGGTTGAAATGCGACAGGCCCAGATAGTCGCCGCGGGCCTCGATCGTGTAGGTCAGGTTTGAGAACGTCGATCGGATCGAGCGTGTCTCGCGGTTGATGAGCGCAGCTTTCGCGCCCGTTTGTTGGCGAAGGGCACGGCGCACCTGGGTGCGGACCTTGTTACCCTCGCTGTTCAGCGCGCGATTAAAGGCCCGTGTCGCTGCCTGTTCACCCAGTCGGGCGACAGCGGCTTCGAAGTGGATGCGGGTCTGATCGAGGTCGCGGATGATGACATTCACAGCCCCTGCCTCCCACGCGCACGACACCGAGTATATCCGTTATTTAGCCTCTCGCTCGATGGATGTCTCGCCTTCCGATGTCCCGCTGAAAAATGTCCCGCTGGACCGAAAGGGGTTGACAGGTATGCTGGGGTTCAATCGGCGACAGGGATTATCAACTTCGAAAACCCACCAGCCCCATCAGGACGAGTTTCGAAGCCAGTCTGCAACTTCGCTCTCCAAAAGGTCACCCGCAGCTAACGCGACAATCATGCGGTATTTCTCTTCAGAAGATGCACTGAACTCAGCCCCATTGACCTTCAAAAAAAGTCGCATCGCGATCAATGCTGTCCGCTTATTTCCGTCTGCGAAAGGGTGATTGCGCGCGAGACCGAACCCATAAGCAGCGGCCAACGCATATAAGTCTGGCTCAGGCTGGCCATACGCAAATAGATTGCGCGGCTTATCGAGCGCAGACAAAAACGCGCCTTCGTCACGCATACCATCAAGACCACCGTGTTCCGCAAGTTGTCGCCGATGCGCAGCGATCAAGACATCTGCCCGTAGCCAAATTGGTTCATTCAT